AGTTCAATAGGAGCATCATCGAAAATACTGCCAGGACGGATCACAAACGGATCATTTGGCCGACTCGCAAACATCCCCACAGGTTTAGTCCGTGTGGAGAAAAGCAAAAGCCTACCTTTGTAGAACGTGCAAAGGCGGGGCCAGTCTTCGTCGAACACATCAGTAGGTTTTGAGATCCGTTCTCCAGCTACAGAAACTGAACCAGTAGAAAAATCTTCGGTTGAAGTTAATTCCTCATCGTCAGAAATGCTATCTACTTCGTACTCTTCGCCTTTATAAAAAAACTTGTCACCAGGAGACAACTGTTCTTCAAACAGTGTGTCGTTGCCTTTCCAAGTGGCACTGCCTAGTTCGGCTTCAACTTCACCAACTAGCTCTTCGAACCAAGCCACTTGCTCTACTTGAGCATCGCCGTCGTCATCAATAAACACCCGGTACGGAGGAAACAGCGGAGACGTAATAAAAACTGCGGGCCCCACCTGCGCGAAACACAGTGCTTCCCCCAAGTTCCGAGAAAAATCTTCTGGCGAATCTCCATCAAACGAATCCGGCGGAATGTCTTCATTAGCGTTTTGTAGCGCTGCAATTAAATCCTCAGCCTCGTTCGAGTAATGAACAAGAAAAAAATCTTCAAACTGAGCGACTACTTCCCGGTCGTCTTCCACACGAAACGCACTAAGCGTAATAGACCGCCAGCCGTCGTCGCACACTTTGCGAAAAAGAAGCAAGTATGTCTGACGGCGGAACAAAAAAGTTCTCAGGAAAAACCTTCCGCATTCGACTTCTGGAGGCACGACATCTGGGCGGCGCTGCAAAATTAGGGGCTGCTCTTTGCCCATTGCAGCAAACGGCGGGCGGCGCTCAAGCGCCCCTGTAACATCAGGAAACCAATTGTCTACACGTTTACTTGCGGACTGAAAGAACTCTACATCAAAGCGGTCAAAGACAGACGCTTCGACTTCTCCACGAGTAAAGCCAGTAGTATGGGTAAAGATTGTCATCCAGAACTCAATGGATTGTGCGTTCGCCGCGTGTAAATACGCATAAGGTTAAACACATACGGAGGAGTCTGCGACGAATCAACGGTTCTAGCCGTTCGCCGTTGCCTGGCAGCCAACTCCTCCATCAGCTGCGCTCGTGTCGTCTGCTCAGTCAAAGTAATCGCGACAGCGGCAGCAAACGAATAAGACACCAGCTTTATAAAGTACGCGGGCCACTTCTGTTCGCCAACATCGCGCATGTACACAAGCCGCGCTTTGTTATCGTTGGTGTAAAGTTGATCACCCGCCAACCGGAAGTTGTCAGTGCTTTGCAAACCAAGAATGCGCAGGCTGTCGGAAGGGACTTGGTACGCGAAATTAAACTCGCTGGAGCGAAGTTCTTCTGGCTCAAGTGCCAGCTTCGGCAGTTCTACTTCACGCAAGCCAAACGACCAAGGGTGCTCGGCCAGAAGGGATTCTTTCGTCGTGCGGTAAATAGAGTCCGCAGCAAGCGCCTGCGCACTCCGATCAGAAAGAGAAGCCAAAGGAGGCACCCCAAGGCGGATAAGCCCGTCGTTTATTACTTCAAGGCTGCTAACCGCCATGGGGCGCTCCTTTCCACTTACTGGCTAGGCACAGTGACTACGGTAACCGCACCATCAGAAATGGCAGACACCGCCACAAAGCCCGCTCCGTCCACGTCGAAGATAAGATCCCCGACCTGCAGCTCCTCCGACGCGGCGTCGAAGTAGCCCGAAGTGGTCACATTGTCTTCATCACTGTTGGTATAGAACCAAAACGCATTGCCCGGTCCGGCTCCGGTGTAAGCCATCTGGCTCAGTTCTTCACGATTCAACGCCATCTCTTATCCCTCCTTAATTTTCGTTGAGCTTGATGATGCCAGGCTCGTCGATGATCGTGGCACCCATGCTCATGTAGGAGTTGACCAAGAAGGCAACCTTCTGCGCGATGTAGTTGACCTCAGTGGTCACATCACGAGAGATGCCATGGCCGACCGACTGCATGTGGTAGAAGTAGCCCTTCACACCGTCCGGCAGCCCCGTGTGCATGATCCAGCGATAGCCCATCCACATAGCCGGCTCACGAGCGTTCATGAGCAGCTGAGTGGTGGTGAAATCACTGCTGGTGGCCTCAGACAGCTGCAGAAGTTCCGCATGAGTCTCAGGGCTTACAACCGCATACCGCATGTTGTCCAGCGGGACATCAGCGGCGTTGTGCAGCCGAGAAATTCCAGCGATGGTCTTCAGCGTCAATGCACCGCCAGCATTGCCGTCCAGCGTGTTAGGATCAGTCACGTTGCTGGTGTTGGTCATCGCGTCGATGATGATGTCATCAGTCTTGCGACCCAGCGCGTTACCCGAGGCCCGAGCGTACTCAGAAGCCAGCGAGAAGTTCAGCTTGGCCTGATCCAGCTCGTCGATGTACTCAGGAGCATAGTGGTCTTCCATCACAGCGAAAGCCCGAGTGTGCTCAAGATCCATCGGCGTCACATCAGCGTGCCGCGCCTTGCCCGTAGCAGCGCCCTTACCCAGCACAGGGAAGTAGATCCGCTCGGCATTAACCTGAGTACGGTTCCGAATAGTGCCACGCAGCAGCGATCCTTCACGCTGGTAAACCTGCTTGACCTCGGCCTCGTACTGCTCGATAAAAGAAACAGGTACAGTGGTAGCCATTGTTAAGTCCTCACACAGTATAAAGTAAAAAGTTTTACCTTATGCCTACAACTGGGTGAGCCTGTACGGGGCCAGTTTCCGGCAAGCTTGCTGACGTTGGGGCCGTTGCCGGGTAGACCAACTTTCAGCAGTTAAGGCCGAGAATAGCCCCCGGCCTAATTCTGTCAACGTTTTAGTCATACGCCCTTTCAAACTGCTTGCGCACATAGCTGCGGTAATCTTCATCACCACTCCAGTACCGCTCGTCGTTCATCAACTCCATAAGATGCGACTTATCAGGACGACTTTCAGCAGCCGTACCAGTTACGCGGTGGCTCTGCGCCCCCTGCTCCATCATGTTAGCCAGGGTTTTTACGCCCGCCGAAGACTTAGAAAGCTCATTAACAATCACATCGGGCAAATTTTGTTGCGCCCATGCCTTCACCTGCGCTAGCTGCTGCGTAAAAGCATTGCTGTTTTTGTCTACGTTCCACTCAAACGCAAGGCGATCTTTCTCAAGCTCAGTTCGCGCCTCCATGATTTGAGGGATTACCTCATCATGGAAATACTGAGTAATTTTTTCCGCCTGGTCGTTAGTGAGCCCAGCTTCCTTGAACATCTCCTGCTCGTGTTCACTTAGCTCAATTGCCTCGGGGTCACCGTCTTCGCCCTTAGCGACTTTAATATCGTAAGATTCCGGCGGTTCGCTCTTTTCCCGGATTTTTTTGCCCATTTCGTTATAGGCTTTGACTAGATCTTCCGGCGTCTTAAACTTCTCCGGTAGCCATTCAGGCCGCTCTGACTCTTCGCTGTCAGTTGGCTCATCCGGCTTCGTTGGCGTGTCAACAAGATCCTCTGGGTTCTCGACGGGTGCAGTAGCAGGCGTTTCAACATCATCAAAAATAGTGCCGGGTGCCTCCTGCTCAGTAGTTTCTTCCGCGGCTACGGGGACTCCTTCGTTTGGAGTTTCTGCCTCACCATCAGTCATCATACTTCTCCTGCAAGTTTCAAAATTTGCAGCGCTAAAGAGCGCTGCCCTTCTTCAAACGCAACTTCTGCTGGCTGCGCACCGGGACGATAACTAATACCGTTAGCTTTGCTGACAAGAAACTTTTTCAACGGTTCCTGCCCGTCTACTGAAACTGCTTTGCTAGCAGCCGTAGCCAGCACGCGGTAAGCATCCTCCCGCTGAGACTTCATCTGCTCGGTTTTCTCTGGCTTTGATTCAAATTCAGACCATGCCATCGGCGCCGCCTCCCATCTGTTCCTCCTGCGCAGCTTGCGCTTCTGCAGCTTCCTGCATCAACTCTTCAATCTGGCCCTCAGTACGCAGCACCTGCGGAGGAATATGTTTAATCTCAGCAACCCGGCGCAGCGCTTTATGTACGTCGATGACGAGCCCCGCCTTCGGATCAATCTCACCAAACTGGGTAGCAATCTGCGTGTACTCAAGCAGGTTCTGTTCATCGATAGCCTGCTGCGCCTGCGCCAACTGACTCACAAACTCTACATCCAGGGTCTCGCCGTCTAACTGAAGCTCAGGAGGGACTAGCCCCATCTCCGCCATAATTGAGTACACCGCTCGAACGATAGGCAGCAACATTTCAAACTGCAAGCGGGCAATCGTGGCCCCCATGTCCTGCGCAATAATCTGCGACCTTTCGGAAATTTCAGTAGCAGTCTTCGGCGTCTGGTCAATCGGCCCAAAATTATCTGCCATAAACGTCCGCTGGATGTTCTGGCGCAAGTCCTCAATCGTAAACAGCGACACGTTAAAATCGCCGCTAGCTGGCAGTTCCTGAATGCTGGGGTTCTGCCGGTCATTGCTTGCTACTGGCAAAAATGTTCCGGGCTCAAAGCTCAACGTGTACGGGTTGATAACCCCGTCATCCACTACGGTGTACACCCCAGCAACCGCTTTCGCGGCATTTTTCAACTGCAGCTCTTTGACTTTGTTTAGTGCGCGAACGTCAGACAACGCCCGAAGCCCCGGCCCTCGGCCATACACACTACCGGGCACTTTAGACCACCGAGAAACAAAAATACGGGGGTATTCTGTCGTCTGCTCTTCAAGGATTGTGTTCTTGGCTTTGTGGACGACAACATATCGCCACAACCCCGACGCCAAACGATCGTTGTAAGCAAACAACTCTTGGTCAACAGTGTTCTGCTTCGACGAGTCAACTTGACGAAGCTCTTGGGGCACGCGGTTGCGGTACTTCATAACTAGCTGCTTAATGCTCAGCTTGTACTTCCGCGCTACCGTTACAACTTGCCCGCTATCATCTTCGCGAATTGCCAGTTCTCCAAGCGGCACAGACTTAAAACGAATACGCCGCTGCTCTACATCGGGGGTAATCATGATGCCATGAGTGCCCCCAACTATCCGATCCAGCATGCTTGGCTGAATTTCTTGGTAAAAATTACTGCGAGACAGCAAAGTGAACATCAAGTCTTCGATCTGCATAAGCGCAGGCCGAATTTGCTCTCGTTCCGCGTCATCAGCAATCGTGCTACCAGGCACCAAGCGCATCCACTTCTGCCAAGGTGGCGTCAGGCCAGAAATCAAAAGGTTGTTCAGCCGCTCTGCAGAGTCGATAGCGGTAGAATCAAACACCTCGTCCTGAATTTCGCTAGGGGTGCGTTTGTTTCGCGAATAGATCAACGCCCGCTCAGGCGCAATGTATTTGTAGGCAGTCTCCCACAGAGCCTCATACTCAACGCGCTCGTTGAACATAGCTTCCGCTTCGGAAATAACTTCACGAGCCGTCATAACAAACCCTTATCCCAGAGTGCTTCGGCGCGCCGCAGTCTGACCACCGCCCAGTACGTCAAACAACGAACTAGAGTCTGTAGTTGCAGCAGCGATCCTACGGCGACGAGAAGTCTGACGGCGCTCGTCTTCTTGCTCCTGCTGCGCCTGCTCCCTAGTAGCAACTTCCTGCAGCCGCTCACGTTCCGCTTGCTCGCTAGCCGCCTGTTCCGCTGCGCGCCTATCTGCGGCTTCCTGCGCTGCCCGCGCACGTTCAGCGGCGGCTGCTTCCGCGGCCCGCTGTCTTTCAGCGGCTGCCTGTCGAGCCTGAGCAGCCCGTCGATCTGCAGCTTGCTGCGCCCTACGCTCTGCGGCCCGTGTATCGCTTTGGACGGGTAGGCCGAGGCCGCGGCGCACGCTTCGACCAGCACTTCGGACTCTCCTACTTATTGAACTTACAACGCTACCCATGACTGTTACCTCAACGGCTTTTCCATAATAACGTAGGCTGTTTGGAAGCCATGCTCGGGCAACAACTTACGAGCCCACCCTTTGCGACCGTACACTACAACCTTACTTGCTTTGAGTCTAGTCGCATGCCCAACCATGTTTTTAAGCATCGTTTCGGCATCTTCAAGACTCCCGCCGTACAGCCAAATTGTGTAAACGTCCCCCTCTAACAGGGTTACCCCGGCACTGTATGCTCTCGGCCAGAGCCACCCGGCCCCGCGCTCCAGTACACTAAGCACGTCGTAAATGTTGTCATCCGCCGGACTATGTTCCAGCGCATCTTCTATGTACGGCTGGCACTTCTCCCAATCTGCCCGCCAATTATCACTCGGCAAATTGTTCACGCCGCCGTCCATGCTGACCATCCTTTCGCCTTAATTGGCTTGCTGGTGCGGCCTTGCCCCCACCGCCGCGCAGCTTTGCCCGCCAGCTGCGGCCCTTCGTAAACCACCAGCCCATGCTGCAACGCATCGTGAACATGCGACTCGAAAGTTTTGTCCGGCACGTCCCGAGGCTCCCCGGTTTTATCCTGCGTGGTGTATTTGTA